GATGATGAACGGCGAAGCCGTCCCGGTCACCGTAACCTTACCGGCACCAACGCTGGGAAGCAGTTCAAGCTCAGCCTGAATATCTGCACCGTCAGCATCGAACGGGATATCGTTGGTTTCATCAGTGCCGACCGACAACGTATATGTACCGCCGCTGGCAGCGGAGATAAGCCGCTTAGCACCAGACGGGGTAGCGAACGTATTCGGGTCGAACGCTTCAATCTCAGCCGGCGTAGGTGCGGCGGTACCAACCGGTGCCGAATACACCCACCCGACAGCAGCGGTCAAAACCGCATTGTCATTAAGTGACATTACAAACTCCTACTTCATTGGGTTAAGGGTCGAAGCCCTACTTGAATAAGACCTTGGACCCGCCAGGAGTCCATAAACTTTGAGCTGAACTGAGTCATACCCATGTTTTCTCTAATAGAGTGCAGATACCCGGCATCTGTTTGTTTCTGATAGTGAACCGCATCATACAGCACCTCAAGTGCAGCATTATACAGGTTTTCACATTCTGGCAAACCCTCATTAGAGTAGGCTGTCATTTCCACAACAGGCCAATCCATACCGTGAGGGTATGTCTGATTTCTAGGGCCACCAACCCGACGCACATTCAGGATAGGGTACTCACGATAGTCGATATCGGCACCCCACGATCCCACATGCACACCGGACAATACAGGGGCATCCCGCAACAGCGGAATGATAACAGCTTGCACTCGCGGCATACGGCCCCGAATAGTAGACTCAACATGCTCAACATTAGGTTGTGTCACCGTCTACCTCGCCTTCTGAATCGGTATTTGCCGAACTCTGCGATTGCCCTCGACAAAATATACAAGCCTCGCGGTGAACGGGATGGAATGTTTTTAAACCAGCCCGAAGGTGCGTGCCCCATCTCAATAGCCATAGCACCATGCTTATATTCAGCCTCAAGGGTAACAATATAGTCGGTGCCACCGAATGCAGGCGACGGCTCAGAACCGAATGTGATCTTAGTCAAACCTCCAGGGTCTGCAATTTTCTCCCACCCGGTAGTGGACCTAGCCTGCCTCAAATTATATTCAGCCCTGTGGTCAACTTCCTTAGCATACTTCTCCACGCCCGGATCGGCCACCGGCATCAACTTAGGGTACATGACAGGAACGGAATCTAACACCACTCTAGCCATTAGAACCTCTTAATAGTGTAAATGAAATGGGCTGTCTTAGGTGAACTATTGTATCTAACAGTAGTCCCAAACAACGCCCAACGTTCGCCATGCCATTCAATTTGTGACTGAGAACCAACCTCGCCGTACTTCTCAATCCACGATCTAGGGAACCTGATCTGATACACACGTTCAGACTCAAACCCCTCATCATCTTCCTCTTGTTTCCGCGAAGCAGTACCAGACTGGCCTAACGGTTGCGCCCGAATACGGGCCGGCGTCCCAACCTTAGACGGTCGGGTGCGAACATTGCCGTCCTCATCATAGACAACTTCTTCCATGAACACAAGAACGTCCTCAGTTGCCTGATCCAGCAGAGACATTACGCCCCCTCAGGGAATGTGGGAATCAGTTCAAAGAATCCGCCACGCGAATACCCCAACAGTTCCCATTCCTCAGGAAGAATCTGCAACTTACCGATACCGGTATTTTGACTATACTGGTATGTGTAGTTCCCGTCAGTTTCCGACACAAACCCCTCGGGGTTACGGATAACCCGCAACACAGCCTCAGACTCAACCTGAATAACACTATCAACATCCAGATCGCCAGAAGCAACCAAATCTTCAAGGTTGGGGATACGAATGCGGATCATACGTTCAATGTCGGATAACTTAACTTCAATCAGGGCAGTTTCTTCTGCGCTAGGTGTCCGTGCCCAGCGAACAGCCACATCACTAGCAGTTGCATAGGCCATATTTCACCTACCCTTTATGTCGCGGCTTATGAACCGGTTTCTCTGCCGGCTTAGGTGCAGGCTTCTCATCGGAAACCCACTCGCCGCCTTCCAGCAGCTTCTTGCCAAGAGTCTCATTAACCTCAGCGGTTCCGCCATTAAGTTTATGACGAATCTTCATAACACTCCTTAACGGATAGTGGCGGGGGGGAGCGGGATCGCCGCTCCCCCCAACCAAATTACGGGCCAGTCGCACCCTGAGCAGCCGGGGCTGCCGGGGCAGTAGCCGCAGCCGAGGTCAGCTTAACGAACGCCTCAGGATCATTCACCAGAGCAGCGTACTCAGCCTCAACACGGACAGCGACAAGGTTGTTCTGCCACAGCGACGTAATGCCGGAACCATCCTGAGCGACCGAAAGATCAAGGGTCGCCTGATCCGTCACGTCGTAGGAAAGGCCACCGATCTGACCCCACACAAGCTGATTCCAGTCACCCATGTAACCAACGGTGGTGTCCTTCTTAACGTGATCCGACAAATACGTCGGACGGCCAAGGACACGACCCACACGGAACGGGGCGTTGATATCCTGGTAGGTAGCGTCAATGAACAGAGGACGATCATTAGCGTCAACCGAACCATTCAGGATCGGCTCAGCAACATCATCGAACAGGGTTCCGGTCCACTTCTTACCATCAGCAAGAAGCAGCGACAGACCGTTGTTCAGACCAGTGAACGCATTGTCACCGATACCAGTCGATTTAGTGGTGTCAGCAATCGACGCACCGAACGGGCTATCAACACCGTTGAGAACCGCATTATCGAATGCGAGGGCAATAGCCTCAGCCACCTTAACGCGCATAACGTTCAGGTAGTTCAGCGGATTCGCACGGACGGTTTCCGCAGATGCCACGAAAATGGTAGCGATCTTGTAAGGAACAACGTCCTGCTTGTTGAAGTCACCCTTGGTGACGGGCTTCTTCCCACCCTCAGCGGTCCACTTGGCGGTCACATTGCCGGTCCAGTGGGGGATACGCACACCCGAAGGTCCCATAGGAATCTTCTGAGCAAGCTGCTGAACGATAGAAACCTTCTCTACCTGAGCGAAGTAGTCCTGAGCGACAGACGGCTCAAGAAAACCTGAAAACATCGAATCCGACGTTTGAGCAACATTGCTGCTAGTCGGGGCACCGGTAGGAGCCGGGTAACCGGCCACACCGTACTTGGGGTTCACTCCATCAGCGAGTGCCATAATAATTTCTCCTTAAAATAGTTTAGCGGTGCCCAACAATCTTCTTGAGAGATTCAAGAAGCGGATCACCGTTCAGCGGGATCGTATTAGACGACCCCTGTGATGGGTCAACCGGGCGATCCTTAGGTGGATTCTTCCCGATCAGTGCTTTAACCCGATTAACTGAATCCGAAATTTCAATTTCATCATTACCCTGAACCAATGTGACAACCTCCAACACATCCTCCGAAGGGATACCGGCACTCAGCACCGCACGCAACTTAATCAGTTCAAGTTCACGCGCAGACACATCAGCCTTCAACGCCTCAAATTCAGTGTCCTTCTCCGCGATAGCGCGGTCAAAGTTGGCTGCCAGTTCAGCCTTAGCAGCAGCAACAGCATCATTCTTCTCAGTACGATATTTAGCTGCTTCCTGCCTCAAACCCTGAACATAGTCAAGGCTGAATGTTTCCGGCTTAGCAGCCTCTTGCTGCACACCAGAAGTGGAAATATCGGTTGTAGTTTCCTCGGACATATTGTGACCTCCTGGGTCATTGTTGGACCCCATCCAGGGGTCGGCGGGACGATCAGGCTGCGGCGAGTGCAGTCCAATCACTTGACTTAATTTCACCGTTATCAATCAATTTCCTTAACTGATTAATAGTCTCACGGTTCTCGGTAGTTTTCAACCACCGCCTCTCCTTAACGGAGTAGTATTTTTTATCGGGATTGGCTTCCAATTCGGCAGCAGCAAGTTTACTGGCACGAATGTAAAGCTGGTTAGCTTTCTTAGCAGCCTCCTTACCAACCCAATTCTTGTAATTGAACACAGGCACAACCTTACAGTCGCAGCCGGCGTGCCATTCCTCCATCATAGGAGTAACATCCTCACCGCCCAAAACCATATCAATCATATCCGTGTCAGGCAACTTCAACCCTGCGGTTGACGCGGATTCATACACCGGGCCGCGTGAACACAACATCAAACACCATGCACACGTTTCACGCCCGGTAGCAACCCTAGCCCAACCCCTCACCATGCGGCCCTCCAAATCACGCGGAGGGTACTCCTTCCCGGCAGGGGTGTTCTCAATAATGTTACGGACAAGCTGCTCATTCACCCTCTCCGCAGTCACATAGTCAGACGGATTAGGTGCAGGAAGCTCATCTAAAATGGTGTCAGCTTGAACAGCGTGAATGATCTGCTTACGCCCACCGTTCTCCACCGCCCTAGCGACCTGCAACTTGAAAACCTCAGCCATTTGCTGACCGGCCTCAGGCTGTGAGAACTGCTTCCGCACCGGTTCCATATCCTGAACAAACCACTTAAACTCATACGGCTCCAACAGGCGAGCCAAATTAGGGGCTTGCGGATAATACCGGTCACGTTGCAAATCATAAAACCGTCTACCCAAGGCAGCCGACTCATTGCGGGACTGTAGCACCTGAGGGAATATCAGTTCCAAAAACTTTATCCACTCAGCCACAGTCAATGCCGGATTCAGAAAAAACCCAGCAAACGAAGCCGCATATGCGACAGCGGCAGCAGTTATAGCAGCTTGAGTAGCAGAATATTCCTCAGGTTCCACACTAGGCTCCTACCCCTGTAGCCGGGTTAGCCTTAGTAGCAGGCGGTGTTGCACCCGGTCCAGACACCTGTCCAGGTACCTGTCCAGCAGGCTGGGCACTTCCCGTAAGCTGCCCCAACGGATTATCTTGAGTATCCCACGCAGCCATTTCCTCACGCTCAGCAATCGTATACCCCATATCAATCCGGGCACGTTCCTTAGGAATCACACCCATACCCTTAGCATACAATTTAGTGGCTGCGTCGGCCTTAGCGGAATAGGTTGGGGTTGACGGGTCACGCCACACCGTTTCCATCCGATAATAGTCGGGCGGAATATCCCCGCCCTTAGCAGCCTTATATGCGATCCGCATAGCCTGTTCCCACGCACCACCAAACAGTTTATTCTTCCGCTCACATTTCTTCACCAGCCGTGATTCAGAGGATTTAATAGCCTCCGCACTGGCCGGATTTTGAGAAGAAGTTGACAAATACTGCGGCGGCAAACCTGTATAGGCTGCGGCTTTACGATCCAAAGAATCCAAAGCATCCACAAAGTTCCTTAGCTCCGAAGCGGTAAACTGCTGTGCCTTAGCGTCAGGGTCCTCAAATGCGAGAATCCTCGCCACATACGCATCGAACAGCTTCTCACCGGTAGTCGGATCGACACCAATATCCTCGGGACGGACACCGAACAGAAGCCTCTGCGGGATCGCCATAATCTCGGCGGTAGTCTGCATCGTCATTAGCGTTCTGGCGGCAGCATCAGTGATCGACCGTAGCTCCGGGCTAATCTCCGACGTGCCATACAAATCTGCCAACGAAGTCCGATTCACAATCGGAACCACCGGCACCACCAACAGACCGTGAGCAACCTTGGACAGAACCTTCCACGCACCAGCTTCTTTCACCCACTGGATTGTCTGCTCAGGCAGATACAATGTAGCGGCGATAACCTCAGACTGCTGATCGTCATATGTCACCCGGATAGCCTGCGTGACCTCCCGCGTGCGGGTATCAATCTGTGCGAACAACCCACCGGGCGGCTCCACCCTAATCAGCGGAACCTCAGGATCAACATTCAAATCCAGCTTAGGGTCGGGCATCGCAATCGTAATATACGAACGCCCATAGATCAGTGCATCAGTGTGACCCAATGTGGCATCAATATCCAAATTGTTAGTCTGCCACCAACTCCACAAATCTTTATCACCATCCGGCTTGTCACCAACCCGGAACCCCTCCACTTCCTGCCGCTCCGCAATCGAATCAACATACAAGCGAGGGTATCCCACATTGGCGAGCAGATTCCTCATACCAGGCGGCACCGCAATACCGATAGCGTCAGGCCGGCGTTGAGCCTCATAATACAGCTTGGAATCCTTCAAACCAGACTGCTTTTCCTCAAATACGTTAATCAGTTCATCTCTGGCTTTGTCAATATCCACACTTGCCATATTATTGAATCACCACCGCTTTCCCGGTCCTATAGTTTTTGGAAATCAAATACTGATGCCTGATTCCCCATGCGAGGACCGCACACACCGCAACATCAATTTTGCGAGAAGAATCTTTACTCGCCTTACGGATGGACACCGAATCATATTGGGTTGGGTGCCGCTTAGCGTTCAACACATGCTGACGCATGATCCTATTACCGTTATGCACAGCCTCACCTTCCAATACAGCATCCAGAAACCGCTCACAATCCAAGCCGAACGTTTTAGTGTTACCGCGCATATCGAATGCGATCTGGTTCGCCGGCGAAGCCTTAACTTTCATCTTCCTGCCGAAGTCCCGCGACCACCCATCAATATACGATTCAAACTCCTTCACATCTGCACGCATACCCACAACCTCATAGGTTTTGATAGCAGACCTGACCGTGGCATCCACATCCTCACGCGGAACCTCACCAGTAGGTGACTCGGCAGGATTCCAATGCTTCAACAGAAACAGGGCACCATCCGATATCCGGCACGCCACCAACGCCGTCCAGTCATTCGACTTAGACCCATCAAACCCCAAGGTGATCTTATCACCGGGCAGTAGCTCCACGTCACGCTGACAGCGATCCCACTCATACGGTGCGATCCACGAATCCTCAGATGCGGTCACATGGTTCAGGAACTTACGCCGCGACTCCGTGATAGGGTTCTTAACATCCAACACCGACTCAACGATAGCATCGACCGGAAGCCAAAACGAATCACCGCGAGCAACCTCAATACCAGCCCGAAGCTGCTTCAAACCCATCAGATAGCCGTCAGGGTCCTCCCTCTCCGAAGGAATCTCCGACACCGGCGTATCAGCCGGTGCCTCCAACGCATCATACAAGGTGCCAGCATCAACAGCAAGCCCAGCCTCAACCGCCTGCCACGCATCATAATCCCGCTCAGCAACCGAATCCTCACCCGGAATATGAGCATTACAAATACTCAACGTGCGGGAACCTGGAATCTTAGTCACATTACCCTCAATGACACCAGCTAGGGCATGACCATCATTAGACTCATACCAAAACTGTGTCTCATTGCGGATAACGAACGTAGGTCGGTTACCTTCCATAGCATACGGTGACGACGTGACAGCCTCAATGCGACCACCAACACCAGAATAGATAATCGTTTTGTTAACATCTAGCTGGTAGTCTTGTTTCAGCTTGGATGAAATCATCACAGGAAACAAACTCATAGTATTTTTAGTCTGTTCCTGCGAGACAGCCACAATCTGAACCCATGCCGCGTGTCTCGGCTTTCCGACCGGTTCATCCCCGGCGAAATGACTGAAAGCAACCGGGCCGCACAATTCCACCAACGATAGAGCAGCGGCCAGTGGGTCCTTACCGTGGCCTTTCATACGGCGAAACACACCATTACGGTAAGCATACTTACCTGTCTCGTCCACCGCATACCACCACAGAACCCACCGGGCCTGCTCCAACGTCGGCATAAATGGTTCCCCAGCATTCTCACCGCCAGGGGTTTTCACATATTCAGCCCACCAATTCAGCACACCCCAACCAAGGGAATGCTCAGGTAAATACCAGCCACCCTTCTTGAGTCGCCTCCATGTTGGGCCAATGAAATGCGGCTCAGCCGGAACAAGTTCAACCTCACTCATAACTGAGCCTCCTTTCTATGTTGTTTGATATGCCCGAATCCACACATGGCCGGGACCACCAGCACCGCCATTACCGCCGCCGACAACGTTGCCGTCACCGCCAGCACCACCCACACCGTATCCGGCAGGGGAAGGCGGCGGATCATGCGTGACACCACCCGGCGTACCCGGATATGTGACACCATTGAAAGTGTACGGCGGTACCGCCGGCGAATCTGAAATACCGCCCAATGCACCGGTAGCACCCTTAGCACCGCCAAGGGCGGTAATCAGCGTGGTAGAACCAACCGTCACTACCGACACATTACCGTCCGTGCCAAGACCCTTAAGTGGGCCGGGGCCACCATTACCACCAGAACCGACCGTAACATACAATGTTTTCGCACCGGCAGGATCAATCGTGATCGTTGTACCAGCCCACACACCAGCATCACCATGCTGACCATTAGAGTTCAGTGCGCCACCGCCCTGACCGCCACCACCGCCACCAATGGCAACAATGTCAAGGGCATCAGCCCAATCAGGAATAGTATACACCTGAGCCATACCAGCGGTGAACTCGGTCACCACAGGATCATGCGCGGGACGTGTAACAGGCTGCGTAACCACCGGCTCAGCAGGTCCGGTAGGACCAGGCTCAACCACAACAGGTGCAGGAGTAAGCAGAAGCCTGAACCAACCACTGCCACCACCATCAGAACTGATAGTGTATAATGCTGCACTGTTAGATGTTGCCGTCAACGGCAAATTGTGTTGAATAACAACCTGCGTATCCGACACCGACTGAACCGTAGCATCAACCGTGCCCGTACCCGTAGCGTCCAACGCTGTCCGAACACCCGCCGTCAACGACAAACCAGAACCGTTAATATACCACACCGGATCAGACCACAACGGTGTACCACCAACAGAGTTAGTGACAGACGCAATAGTCACGGCGATAGGCTGAACCGGGCCGGGATCAGTCACAACAGGTGGCGGTTCAACCGGGGGAGGGACAACCACAGGTGCGGCAGTCTGCTGGGTCAACGAATACCTGACGATAACGATACCGTTCGCACCGCGACCGGCACCACCATCATAGTTACCGCCACCACCAGCACCATAACCTGTGCCACCAATGCCGGGGGAGCCGCCGACA